CCCGCTGTTACCTACGGCATGATCTTTATGTACTGCTTGGTTAAGTACGGCTTGTACCTTGAGGCTATGAAAAACGGTATGCCGTTGGAAAGCACCGTACAACTCCTTTGGTCTGAAGATGATCTAGCCGTTCTGACGCTTGTTCTTTCCTATTGGTTTGGTGCACGAAGTGCAAAGCAATTCTTAAAGGGTAAGTCCATTGAGTAAGTTGCCGGATGAAGTTCACGAGAAAGTATCTTCACTAGCAAAGCCGTTTGAGAAACTAGAACGTCTCGGAAAGGACGGACTTGTTTACGCATATCACGACCCTGTTGGGTACCCGACCATTGGGTATGGACATCTTCTTTCCCGTAAGCGTTACGAAGACTTAAAGAAGTTCAAGCCCATTGAGAGAGAAGTAGCCGAAGGGCTCCTTCAAAAAGACATCGAGAAGGCAGGACTAGCTGTCTCACGACTTCTAAAAACAGAGGTGGATGTCGATCAGTTCTCAGCTCTGACTGACTTCGCATTCAATGTGGGAGCGGGAAATCTACAAATTTCAACGTTGCTAAAGAAGGTTAATAGACGAGATTTCGAGGGAGCTGCTTTGGAGTTTCCCAAGTGGATTTATTCAAACGGGATAAAACTCAGGGGACTTCTCAGAAGGAGACTTGCTGAGCAAAAGATGTTTTTAGGAGAGACGAGTGACGAAGGATGATTTGACGGCAGTAGACCCGATGATCGTAAAGAAGGTTGGGTATTTAAAAGAGTTTGTTAATTCCGACGGATGGAAACTCATTAAAGAGGAAATCCGAAAACAAATCTACGATCATACGGTTGCCTTCGGCTCCAAGACGGAAATGTCTATCCACGAAATTGACTACCGCCGTGGAGCGTTGCTCACACTCAATGGCTTTCTCAGCTACCCCGACAATCTTCTTGAATCTTTAGAGAACCAATTACCGCTTAACGAATAGGAGAGACACGAATGGACGGTACAGATCAGGACATTATTAACCAACTTTCTAACCAGCTTTTAGGAGGAGCCGCAGGGCAACAGGCTCCTGTACCCACACCTCCGCAGGAGGCCGTACCTCAGCCTGAGGTGCCTACGGAACCTCCTAAAGCAGACCCCAATCCCACAGCCATTGAACAAGCAACTAAGCAGGGTGAGCCAAAGGACGGAGAAGGTGAATCTCCAATTGATATTTACGATATCAAAATGAAGGACGGTAACGTCCAGCAATTCACTCAGGCTCAGATCGCAAACACGATGGAACGTTATGCAAGTCTGAACTCCCGGATGTTGGATAACAAAGATGTTCTCGACTTTGCATCTCGCATTACTGAACAGGCTAAGAAGAACGGCTACACGCCAAAGGCTGGTGAGGTTGCTTCTTTCCTTCAGGAAGCTGTTAAGGCGTACACAAAGAACCCGACTATGGGTAACGTAGATCAGAGAAAACAGAATCCCGCTGACGGTCAGGAAGGTCAACCTGCTCAGCCTCCTGCGGATGATGCACTCGCTAACTGGGAACGTGACAATGGTTTGAAACTCCCGCCTGGTTTCCGTGAACAGAATCAGGCCATGCAGAAAATGGCACAGCAACTTCAGCAGATGCAGCAGATGCTCGTACAGATGCAGAACGGCGGAGCCCAGTCTGCACAGCAGGGACAACAGGCTTTACAACAGGCACAGAAGATCCAAGCCAATACCCAGCAGATGCAGGTAAAAATGAATCTGAAAGAAGCTGCTAACACCAACGGAGTACCTGATGACCGAGCTAATGACTTCATACTGTTTGCTATGCAACGTGGTTATACACCCGCCGACTTCCTTGACCCGCAGGTTGCCAACACACTGATGGCAGACTTTAGGACAAACATGGACGCACCTGAGATTGCACGTCTGCGTGGAGTAATGGAACGCAGACAGGCTTATACAGGTAATCCGACAGGAACTCCCTCTAATGCTGGTGCAGGAATCCCGCCTCAAGTGAGCCCTGATCAGCAGTTTATGAACGACTACATCAAGAAGGTTATGGCTAGTCGGATGTAGTAAATAAAAATTTTTATACGAAAGGAGCAGTTTTCCCACTGCTCTTTTTGTTTAAAGGGAATATGTGCTTTGTCGATTTCGATGGAGCAAACGAACTCCTGAAATCAATTGAAAAATTCATTAAGGAGATATTCACTTTATGGCACAACGTGCAATTGCAGGACTTCGTGGTACTGGTCAGTTTGATGAAAACACACGACCGACCAATTGGCGTGAAACGTTTACATTACTGGAACCGAACGGTACTGCTCCGTTGAATGCGCTATTGTCTTTTGCTCATTCCACGCCGACAGACGACCCGAAGTACAACCACTTCCGTGACGAACTTCCGTCTCGTGTTCTGACAGTAACAACTGCCGCAACTGATTCCGCAACTTCTATCGTTGTGGCGGCTGATGATAACGTTCCGTTCGTTGTTGAAAACGCTACTCTGTATAACACCCGTACTGGTGAAGTTATGAGAGCTACAGCGAATGCTAATACGTCCACGAACACTCTGACTGTTTCCCGTGGTGCAGGTGGCGATTCCACTAAGAAGGCAATCGCCAAAGATGACGAACTCGTAATCATCGGTTACGCCGCAAAAGAAGGTTCGGGTAAACCGTCTGTTGCAACGTTTGACCCGACAACGGATTACAACTACACCCAGATCTTCAAGACTGGCGTTTCCATCACTGGTACTTTGAAGCAGACTTATCTGCGTACCGGCGATAAAGAATCCGAAATGCTTACCAAAGCGTTGAAGAATCACATGGCTGATATTGAACGTGCCTTCTTCTTCGGTCAGAGAGCAATCGAAGATGCGAACACAGCTACACCTCGTCGTTACACAGGCGGTCTGTTCTCCATGATTCCGAACGTCATTGATGCCGCTTCCGCTTTTGAAAATGAAAACGTCATCACTGAATACGAGTTTGACCGACTGTTGATTGAAGACCTTTTTGCCTGGGGTTCTAAGGAAAAGGTTATGTTCTGTGGCCCGAGAGTTATTTCTAACCTCATGCAGATCGCAAAAAATCGTTGGCAGCCGACTGCTGTAGATAATGCCTACGGCGTTTCCTTTGCTCGTTATCACACCTTTGCTGGTGACCTGCTTGTTTATATGCACCCGTTGTTCCGTCAGATTCCGTCCATGAACGCCAACGGCATCATCCTTGATATGGATGCTCTTGGCTATCGCTACATGAACGGTCGTGACACAACTCTGAAACGTGATGTCCAGGCAAACGATGTGGATGCTTCCGAACACTTCTACATCACTGAATGCGGTCTTGAACTGCTTCAGGCCAAACCCCATGCAATTATTCGCAACTGGAAGGATGTCAAGGCATCTAAGGCCACTGAGAGCGGTGGTGCTTCTCAGGGTGGCGGTACCCAGCAGGGAGGCTAACTGACTAAGGGAGCTTCGGCTCCCTTTTTAAGGAGGATTTATGGCTTTTAAGAATAAAGGTAAAGGAAATGGCGGTCGCAGGAAATAAAAAGGAAACCGTTAAAGAAGAGGACGCTTTCGTAACGTATTCAACCGTGCGTCCTTGCAATGTCCTCTTCAACATTTTATGTAAAGGAGAAATCGTTTACGGACATTTTGCAGACCATCGTTCAGCCGTTCGTTTTAACGTGCCTAAACATTTGGTCTCTGCGTTTAATAAACACCACCATGTTCGTAAGGGTTTCATTGTCCCGTTGTCTAAGCTCCCGCAAAGCCTTCAGTGAAGGTTGGGATTGGTAAGTAAATGGCTGAGTCGGTTTCTCCAATCTCCCCGCATATCGGTGACGGTCTAACGTCACCTTTATCTGTCCTAACAAACAGAGCTCTTCGTAGGTACGGAGAGTGGAATGCGTCTACTGTTGATGCGGAAACGCAGTCCTTGTTTATCGACTTGGCTAATGAAATTGTTGATGATGTTCGTGGTCATCCGTACTGGAATAACTTTCCCGAGCTTGAGTATTACGTTTCCTCTGAAGACGTAAGACCTGTTCCCGATCCCGTGATGATTGCCGGACTTCTTGCGAAGTTTGCTGTCGCCGTTGGTTCTAACAAATGGGAAAAGTACGAGAACGATTATTACCAAAGACTCAATCAGCACCTCTATTACGGAGCCACTGGTGGCTCTATGCCTCTTAACCTTCAAGTAGT